TACAAGTCTAAAATGTGACCACAATTCAAAAAGCTTTTCTGGTAATTCTAAACCGTTAGAGTTATATCTCAATTCTATTTGTTTAGCGTAACCTCTTTTAATACATTCTTCTAATAAAAGATAATGCTCTTTAATAATAGTACTTTCACCACCAGCAAAGTATAGTTGATACATATGAGGAATTTGCTCATAAAGCTCTTCCCAGAATGTAGGGTTATTTAAATGCCAGTTATAACTAGCACCACCTACTTGGCCTTTCATATGCCAGTTGCTATTACGTTTTAAGTTTTCATTTTGAATCTTAGGGTATATTTCATTCCATTCTTTTACCCAGCCGGAACTATCATGCGGAGAACACATAACACACGCTAACTGGCATTTAGATCCTAGTCTAAGATCTAGATATCTTATTTTTGTAGGTATAGAACCATCATCATTAGTCTCAGAAACTATTTCTTTAAGATCAAATATCTTACCCCAGTAATCAGTTTCCCACTGACGTTTACTGATAACACCCGCTTCTTCTTCTTTATAGCATTTAAGACATGATGTAGGCTTTTCACCTTTTAACATAGTCTTACGCACATTACACATATACTCATTATTCCACGCATCATTGAGAGATGTATGGTTAAGATTAGCAGGCATATTATTTTGATTTTTTACTATTCCAGCATTACCACCATTGACTCGCTTACTGCTATCAGGGTCTTGAACACCAGATGCGTTAGCTGTACAACATACTCGCATAGAGCCATCTGGTCTAGTGCTTAAATGTACCCAAGGAAGTGCGCAGAATGTAGGTGAAATATTATTTTGCATTAACAAATTGTTCCTTAAACGGATCAAACTCTTTACCACATTTTTCAGAGCACACTTTCAATTTACCATCAGCAACTGATGGATGTCCCCAGCTTGCTTCGATATCTTGAAATACTCCGCTATTAAGCACACCTTTAATGCTATGCTTTAGAACACTTATTCTATCTACTTCTTTTATAAATTGCCACACCTGTTCAACTTTAGGATCTTTGTGCCACCACTTGTACATACGAGAAGCAGTCCAACAGCACGGCATAGCCAATCCTTCAGCTGTAATGTATATGCTCTTCTGCTCTTTTACTTTACATACTATTTCAGTGTTATCATAATAGTTAGATAAGCTACCATGCTTGTCTATTGTGTTATTAATTTTTTTATTGAGAGGAGTTTCGACCGGTTTTATTTCATACTGATCGTTACCTTTACGATCTTTTACTGTATGTGTATCTTTAAGAGCTGTTTTAGCAGTACTATAAAATCTAGAAGTTTTCTTTTCTACAAAATTAGAAACACCTAATTGTTTAGAAAGTTTTCTAGCATCTTCTACTTGATGTGCATTGTGATCAAATACTAGATAATCCCATGTTGCATTACCTCCAGCTTCAATAAAGCTGGAAAGAGAACTCATAACATTATCCCATTGCACACCTCTTCTATAAAGATGATTAGTATCTTCTAACCCATCAATAGAAAATCTTACCATTCCTCTACGACCTAAAATTTTAGCTAAGTCATGCCACCATTGCTGGTTTCTAGCACCAGCGTTAGTATTCATGCTTAGCTTCATGTTAGGATTATTTTTACGAAAGTATTCAAATACTTCTAATGTGTCATTAGCGATAATTGGATCACCTAAATTACCACACATATACATATAATCAAGCTGCTTAATAAAAGCAGGTTCAAATATTTGTTTACAATTTTCTAGTGAAAGCTCTGCTAAAGAAAGATGGGGGTTTATAGCGCCCCCATTTTGATTTCTATCGCACATTGGACAAGATGCTTGGCACTTTTGAGTAATTTCTAAATGAACTACTCTTATATCATCATAATTATACATACTATTCTAATCTACCAAAGCCCCATAATCTTTCTTCACAAAACCAACATTTACCGCAATGCTTTGAGAAATCTTCTGTAATTGCTTCACAGCTTCTAGTAAGAGGAAAAATAGTATCTATTATCCCTAGCTTATTATATAATTCTGCTACACCTTTTTTATCTATATTAATTAAAGGTCTCCAGCATGTTCTTTCTAATTGTTGCCTTTTTTGAGGAAGTTTAGTCCTATCATCAGAAGGTAGCCCTTTATTAGGTCCAAAAAGATGAGGTGCTTCTTTAATATCTGGATTTGCAGTTATACCTGCAAGATGGCAATGCATTATTCTTTGACTGTATAAGCTATCAACAAACTTTTCTTGGCCATTAACATATGCTTCACTAGTTGATGCGTCAATAGTAGTATAATAGTGTTTACCAAAAACAACACCAGTTAGTTCAGAAATTTTATTTAAAACTTTAGAAGCAAATAATTGCTGATAGTGCTTACCTTTTGCATTTAAAGAAATTGGTATAATTTTAATATCTGTTCTAATTTCTGAGACATATCTAGCTAGCATGTAGGTAACTAAAGCACTATCAGCACCACCGCTTATTTTAACACCAACCTTAGAATATCGAGTAGGAATATCAAAAATTATTTGATCTTGACTATTATCAAAAACCATAGGGCCGTATATATCAAGTTTAATTTTCAAAGCTGTCATAATAAAAAATTTAAAATTATCTATTTCCGATAGTATACTTAGTAATTAGATTCCAATTATTCTTTTCTTTAAACGGTATGATTTTTATTTGGTTTAATGGCGCTACAGGGTCTTGAATTTTACTCTTATCTACAATTTCAATTAATTCCCATTCGTCTAGCAGCACTACTATCCTATTACGTCTAGCAATATCACCTTCAGAAAAAGTAGCTTCTTTGCCATCTAACATAAACAACTCTTTAAAATGCACAATATAATACCTACCCTGTTTATGTAGGATATGACATGACTGATATAGAGTGTTATCTTTTTTAGACGCTAAACCGATGCGAGATAAAGTTTCGCGAACCTTCAAAAAGTCCTCAGCATTCTTTAGTCTCACTTCAACCAGCTGATTTAGATCGAAGCTCATTATTACCACCTTTTGTTATTCTTATTTTTATAAGGTTGAGCTGGTCTTTCGATAGTAATTTGACTATCTCAGAGGCTCGTAAATAGTTTACTTTATAATACTCCTGTACGCATTCGATATCTTGATCTTCATGGCGTTTATGCCATTTAGAGAATCTTTTGCCAGAGCGTATACTATTTAGGTAATAATCATTTTGGAGTTTCGAATCAACATGATGAGACTTATTCATCTCATTTGCATATAATATTGTATCAATATGATATGATAGTGCTTTATTAATTAAAAAAGCAGTATACTGCTTTTCTGCAAGCTCAGGATTATCAGAAGTTCTAATAATGTCTTGCTTTTTGCCGTTTATAGCATTAACAAAATCAAACGGGCCCATTAGTTAAACTCAACAGTAATCATACATTCAGTTAAGAATGCAGTTAGGTTAATCTCATGATCAACTACAAAAGCAGCTTGATATTGATATTTACTAATGAGTACAACTAACTCAGGAATAGAGCTAGGCTTTACAAACTGATAAGCTTGATCATAAAATTTACGGAAAATAGAGGCTGAGTCTGAGTCAGAATTTTCAGCTACCCACTTACGCATTTCTGCAAAGTTTTTTGCTTTCAAATATGAGATAAGAGTTTTAAAATTATCATCACTAAGATTAATAAAAATACCTGAATCAATTTTACCTGTAGCAGAATAACGCTGAAGTTCATTCAGTACTCTACGCCAATCCGGTACATGCTTATTGACTAGTTCAGCTACTACTGACTTATCGTAGCTTACTCCTTCACGGTCAAGTATGCTAATAGCTCTTTTAAAGAATTGAGCTGCAAGTTTAGGTAGATCATTTTTAGAAATCTTAAACTCTACGACAGAACACCTAGAATGTAGCGGTTCAATAATTCGGTTTTTAAAGTTGCATGTAAGGATGAATCCGCAATTCTTGGAATACTCTTCCATGAAATTTCTAAGTGCGGGTTGGGTTGAATTTGCATTAAGGTAATCTGCTTCGTCAAGGATGACGTATTTTCGTCCCCCACTGAAAGAGATACTTGAGGCAAACTGCTGAATTTCAGTTCTAAGCGTGTCGATGTTGCCATTCATACTTCCGTTAA